TTTAATATATTCAGTTGTTCCTCCAGAGTTCAATGGTCCTGGGCGAGCCAGAGCTGTAATTGCTGCAACGTCTTCAAATCTGTGAACTTTCATTTGCCTTGTTACAGACTGCAGAGCATAACCTTCAAATTGAAAAATTCCTGCATATTTTTCATCGTTTAATATTTTGAAAGCAGTTTTATCTTCCAGTGGGTAATTTACCAGCTTTTCTCTTTCCCATCCAATTTGGTCTAGCACGTCTTGTAAAATTGAAAGAGTCCTCAAGCCAAGTGCATCTATTTTTAAAAGATTTAACTTTTCAGCATCATACTTATCAATCTGAGCTGACCCAGAATAATTGCTAACAGAGCAATAAGTGTGAACAGGCTTCTCCGTCACTAGAATCCCAGCTGCATGGACTCCTGAATGCCGAGCGTGATTTTCCATTTTTTCAGCAATTCTCATTTGAGGATATTTCTCTAGGATACTCTTGCCGATCTCTAGGTCATTGAATGTATCCATAATGCACATTGCTGCTCGGGCATCGCCTGAGCTTCTTTCTATTATGGCTCCTTTGAGATCATTAACTTCCCAGAGAGGCACCCCAAGCTCCTTGGCTACTTCGGTTATGGTGCTCTTGGCTTTATAGCGGCTGACAGTTCCCAGACGAGCAACTTTTTCAGCCCCATATTTTTCCCTTAAATATTCAAAGACCATTTCACGTCTGTCGTCCTGAAAATCAATATCGATGTCAGGAAGATCCTCCCTAGTGATGTCTATGAATCTTTCAAATAATAGATCGTGTTTAATCGGATCAACATCAGTTATTCCTATCAGGTAACAAACCAATGATCCAGCAGAAGAGCCACGCGCTGGGCCAACTAGCATATGTTTACGTGCATATTCAACCATGTCTGCAATGACAAAGAAATAGTCCTCAAATTGCTTTTCTTTAATTAGAACCAGCTCTCTCTTTATTCTTTTATTATACTTCGGATCCTTTAAATCTACGCCCAGCTTCTTGGCCCCATCTTTACACATCGTCTCCAGCGTTTTAGTGGTCCTATAGCGTATCATTTGTGCCGATGGTAGGTTTGCATCACATTGCTTAGAAATCTCGTAGGTGTTGGCTATAGCCTCTTCTGGGCACCATTTTACTGCTGTCCTAAACTCCCATTCATCTAGAATATGCATGGGCTTTGTTCTTTGCTGTCTATTTCGCCCTGTCAGAACTTCATAAACTTTTTTGTCTTCTGGTCTCGGGTAAAAATTATCGCATACAGCAACAGGTTTGAATCCTTTACGACAGGCATCTAAAGCCTTTTTGGTGCTCATTGGCCCAA